TGTTTTCCTAGCCGTATTATCTCCGCAGCAGCTTCAGGTAGGGACATGTTATTAGCAACCATAAATTTATGTGTTGCCTGAGCAAGATCATCTATTTTACTGCCTGTTAGACCACCAACTAAAGCACCACCTAAAGTTACCAGTGCTGATTTAATTGGACCTAAGTTTTTAGTTTCGGCTACTTCTGTACCTGTTTGTGCACCTAAACCTGCACCAAAACTTGCTATTACTTCTTTTGTGGGTAAGTCTCCTAAGAGCTTGCCTCCGCTTTCTACTAGTTGACCTATTTTAGTTTTAAGAGGTTGAGTTAAAATATTTCCTGCTTGAAGTAGTTTACCTCCTGTCTGAGCTAAACCAGCAACACCCAAAGTACCTAAACCTTCTGCTGCCCCTTCACCACCTCTAGCAAAAACACGCTCTGTAGGAGTATCTGGACGCTCTGTCCCAAGTTTATCAAAGATAAAATCTGTAGCTTCCTGAGAGCTCATCTGCTGCCATTTAGTTCCCTTAAGATCAAACTTTTCATTTAAAAGATTAGCTATCTTAGGCGTTACCCAATGTGCAACTCTTTCCGCTGCTATAGCAGGTAAACCCCCAAAAGCACCTGCAACAATAGTTGGAGATAATTCTCTTGCAAGCCCTCCCATAATACCACCGGCGGTTGTTTTATGGGCAGCATCTTCAGTATCTTCGGTATCTTTAGCTTTTTGTGCATTCCTCTGCTCATTAGTTAACAGAGGTTGATCTTCTACAGATTTAGGGGGTACTTGTAAGTTTACTACATCTAAGTAATCTCCAACCCATGTTCCTTTTGAGTTTTTAACCATATTAAAAATTGCTCGTTGTTGCTCTACAGGTAAGTTATCTGGAGCATTTTTTATGGATATACTTTTGTCTTTATTTTCTATATCTATCATTCGAATACCACCACATTATTTCCTGTAACTTCACTTACTCCTCCAGAAACAGGAGTATTTACTCCTCCAGAAACAGGTTTAGCCTCACCTCTTATTCCTCTAAGTGTGTTGGAATATTGCGCTTCAAGCTCTTTAAGTGTGAAGTTCTCTATATCTTCTTTATCAGTTGGCCATATCCGTCTGACTTTTCTTTGTAGTTCTCTAAGCTTAACTGCTTCAGGCGTAGACTCCCCAAAGATAGCGTTAGGGACTATTTGGTTATCTGTGATTCTGTTACCATTTTTATCTTTTATCCTACGGGTATTATTTAATATAGTTTCCCTTATGGTCCCCTCTTGTTCTCTGTAAATGTCCATTATCTCATAGGACATATCTAGAAGTGCCATTCTTTGCTCATTTGTAAGCTTTTCTCCTTCCCAGAAGCTTTTCATCCAAAGCTTAGCTTTGTCCAATCCCCCAACAGTATCTTGAATAAGGTCAACATCACCTTTTCGTACTGTGGCAGGGTCTATGAGTCTCTGAAAAGAGTTAATGAGTGCA